CAATGCTCTAGCCGTTGCAAAGGTAACTACTCCAGTAGATGCGTTAAATAACACGTTTTCATCAGTAGGAGTGCCTGTAGAACTTATTGTTCTTACTTCCACACCACCTCTTGTTACACTTACACAAGATTTACCAATAGATCCTGAGAATGTTACTGATGTTTCACCTCCAGTAGCAGTATAGTCATACATTACAACGTTTGAACCGACTACAACCACTCCAGTAGGAGTAGTTTGAGTACCTGTTATTGTATAAGGTCCACTACCTTGTAATGAAACACTATAAGATGATGCTCCCTCAACAGGAGCACTAATATTTAATGAAGAAAGATTTGCATAACCATTAAAAACAGTATAACCTAAAGTACCTGTTCCGTCTCCATTATCATTGTTAATTTGAAATTTAATCAAAATTTGTGCTCTAGAAAGTTGTAAGTTAGCTAGAAACAAATATGAATAATCTCTTAATGCAATAAAACCATCACAATTTACTTTCCATGTTGCCATGTCTGGTTTAAATACTTTAAAGTAACCACAAGATTGTGATGAAACTTCAAGCTGATCTACTGTTACCTCAAAAGAACAGTTTGTTGCTGCTCCAAAAGGTATTCCATTTTGTGTTATAGGATCATAATAATATAATACTATGTTACTACCATTTACTACTGATGCCATTATTAAAAATATCTTTTAGGTTTAACTACATTAATATCTCCTATATATTCTACACTTTCTACAGATGTATTATTTGTGTTAGTAATTTCTACTAACTGAATACTACTAACTTGTATATTTGCAGCGTCTAAATCCATTCTATTCATTAAAAATTTCTTTCCATTATAAGTCATTGCTCCTGTTGCAGAATCTTCTATTAAATATACTTTATCTAAGTAGACCAAACCTGCTGTAGATTGATATGTACCTAAGTTTCCTTCTAAAGTTGCTATATTCTTATTTAACAAGTTAGAATATTGTCTCATTATTAAAAATGGCAATGATTGATATGTTAACGAAGGATAACTATAACTATACCAATTAATAAGTGGATTTCTATTTACATCAACTAATAATCCCAAGTTATTGTAAAGATTATTAATAGTATTTGATTTTTCATAAACAATACCATAAGGTAATTCAATTGATTTTGCTACTGCATTTGTTTGCTCTATTTCTCTTTTTATTACTACTGCTTGTATAGCAGGATTATTTTGAGTCATTTTTATATTTCTCAAATATCCACCTGGTGCACCATCTACTGCTCTAAATTCTGTATTTATATAACCTTCATAAGTTATAAGAGTATTTGAATCAAGACCTAAAGGTATGTTTACTGATTCACTTTCAAAACCTAAATTAGTACCCCCATTTACATCTTTATAGACTAAAGATGTTTGCCATACATTACTACTATCTAGATAATAAGTTGTTGAACCAACTAAAACACTAATATATAATCTAAAACTTCCTCTTAGGTCAAATGATAATGTAGCTCCAGGACCATACATTTTTGGCGTATATTCATATATACCTGTGGGACCAGGAAACTTATTGCTTATTCTAGCTTCTCTGCCAGGCCCTGCTGCCATTTGACATATATTTAATTGTGCATCATCACTATTAACAAAAAGAACAGTTCCCAATGGAGAACCTAATCTAGTCGCATACCATCCAGCGGCTGAAAGAGTAGAACTTGTATTTTTAAATGATCCATTATAAATATAATTACTTGCTGAAGCAATATCTATTTGTGATTCTATAGTTGGATACCCTTTTTTAACAATCTTAACTTGGTCACCACCTATAAAATGAACATTATTAGATGCATATGGTTGTATAGTAATATTATTATTAAATGTTCCTGTTCCTGATACTGTTGGAGCATTTTCAACAGTATATCTAGTATAATATAAAGTAGTTGCCATTTGATTCATTGGTAGTATATACCAATCTCCATTTGCTTGAAACAATCTACAACCAAAAGATTTCATTATATTTTCTAAAACTGTATAATAATCTAATCCTACAAAATCTCTTTTAAACTGATAAGTTTGAATAAATGGTTCATCACCAATAGCATCTCCTCTATCAAACATACCCTCAGCATAATATGAACATAAAGAGTAAAAAAATGACAAATCTTTATAAGGTAATTTATTTAAACAAGTACCTATAATATTTAATAATTTTACATTTGTATTAGTATTTTCATACCCATCAAAAAATGTATATTTTAATAAAGATAAACCATCAATAGCATTTAATGATACTTGTTGTATGCCTCCAGTAAATCCAACTTGAGCATAATTATTAAATAAAAATCCTTTCCATTTAACTACTGAATTAATAACTAATTCAACATAATATTTTGTGTCATCAAAGTCTAATAAAGTTAAAAAATTAGCATAATCCGCTTCTGTTGATATTATAAACTGTATATCAAGTTCTGAAGAAATAATAGAAGATATTGGGTCTTCTTCTGATGAATTAGGTTGTAATACTAATGCTACTGCTTCATAACTTGTTATTGAACCAGTATAATCTTTTTGATAAATATCTGCTACTATATCTACGCAATCATGCGTTTTTTGAATTATTGTATATTTTTTACCGTAAGCCATTATGCTAAACTAATGTTTTGTCCTTTAAGATTTGATGCCTTTTGTGCTCTATTTGTAGCCAATAATAAATCTTGTCCTCTGAGTACAAATGTGCCATTTCCTCCACCACCAATCATAGATTTTAATTTATCTAATGGAGCAATAACTTCTGGGTTGTTTTTAGCTCCTGGATATTCACCAACTAATCCCATAGTTGGGCCTGAAACTATACCACCATTTGCAAACTTATTGGTTTTTTGTTGTGATAGTTTCCCTTTTAAAGCAGCACCAGCAGCAACAGCTAAAATACCTGCTGCTAATGCTATAGGCCATTTTGTAGGATCTTTTAAAGATTCCATAGCAGCACCAGATAAAATGGCATAGGAAATTAATGCTTTACCAATTGAAGATAAGGCATCAGCTAAAATTGTTCCTAATTGTGTAAGGTCAAATTCACCACCACTAAGAGCAGTACCTAATGCTTCACCAAAATTAACTATTAAGTCAATTTTTAAATTATCAAATATATTTTGTAATTGTTGATTTAATGATTCTAATGGATCTACTAAACCAGCCATTCTAGTTTCAAGATTAGCTATAGCTTCAGCATAACCTGTAGTAGCTATACCAGCAGCTTCTAATGCAGCTTTCTTTTCTTTAAGCTTTGCGATAGTCATATCGTAAGCTTCTTTTTGTGCTCTATAATTTCTACCTACAGCTTTTAAGTTTACAGAAAGTTCATCATTTGCATTCTTAATATTTTCTTTATTAATATTAGTATTGATTTTTGATAATGCATCTGCTATATTTTCTCTATTTTTTAAAATAATATCAGCTATCTTTTTTTCAATTTCTTCATAAGCCTTTGTATTTTTTTCAGCTTCTGATATAATAGCTCTTCCATATTCTTGCTGATTAACTATTAAATCTGCATAAAATCCAGCTTTAATATTTTTTATTTCTTCTGAAGATAATTTTTCATAATTAGCTCTTTCAATTGCTAATCTTTGTTCTTCATTAATAATTAGACTACCATAATGGTAGAACATACCTAAATTATCTTTATATAGTTTTTGTTCTTTTTTAAGTTTTTCTAATAAAGATTTATCTTGTTCAAATTTAGGTTTATTATCAGGTTTATTAATTTTTGAATAAGGATTATTAAGATTTGCTTTAATTGCACCTTGATTTAGGTCTTCTAGTCTATTAATTAAACTTTCAGCATTTAATACATCTGATTCTAAATTTTGTAAATCTGGGTAACCTAAAAATTGCTGTAAAAGGTTAATTTCTCTTTTTGTAGTACTCTTTTTTTTCTCTAATAGAAACCTTTTTTCTATTAGATTCATTTGCAATTCAGCAATTCTTTTACCACTTGCCTCTTGTAATTGTTGAGCTTTAATTGCTTCTGTATATAAATTAACAGCTAATATGGCTTGTCCCATATTAGTGATTTTTGAAGCTTCTTCTTTATTTACTTGTCCTAAGACATCCTTAATCTCTTGTAATGCTTTTTTTCTTGTACCTTCTGAATTATTTAAATCAGTCCCAATTCTAACTAAACTATTTAATGAAGATATTTCAGATGTTGTAGAATTTATTGAGCTATTTATTTCCTTGTTTGTTTCTGCTATAGATTTTGCAAATGTGTCTGTAGTTTTAGTTGCTCCAAATAAGCCCATATCATAGGCTGTAATAGCTGCAATTAACGTAGAAAAAGCTAAATAAGCTGGTCCTGCAAATCTTGCAATACTAGCTCCTAAAGCTGGCAAGTTATTTTGAATACCTCTAAATCCATAAGGCAAATCTTGTATTACTAATGCTAAACTTGTCCATTGTTGATTAGAACTTTTTACCTCTTTACCAGCTCCACTAGCTGCTTTACCAGCCTTACCCATTGCATCAGAAGCTTTATTAGCAGATTGTGCAGTTTTATCTAAATTAGTATTAATTAGTTGTATTTCTCTTCCAAGAACTTTAGATATTGCTTCTGATAGTTGTTTAACATTTTTATTAAACTCATCAATATCTAATTCAATTTTAATTTTAATATTTTGATCAGCCATTTTACATTATGGGTTTAGCATTATTATACTTATTTATGACTTCTATTAACTCATCTTGTGTCATTACTCTTTGTTTTACAAAGTTACGATTATCGCAATCAAGTGGTAATAGTTCTTTAGCTGTAATCTTTTTGCCCTTAGGTAGTTGTATATTAATTAACATTGTAGTTATCCATCTAGCCCTTACCCACTCTTGTTCCTCATTATGACGGTATCCATACCATATAAAATCTAATTCAGCCATTGTCATCTCCCAAAACAAATGGGGAAGCACTTGGCACTCCCCCATTGTATATCTTTCAATATCAATCCACTCTAATTTTTTTTTACTTCGCCATCTTCGAGTTTACCTGGTACACCATTTTCTAGTCCGCTGTTCATACTTTCTGATAATGCAGACATTACATCTGTAAATTTAGAACTTCCTATACCACCTAAATCATCAATCCAGTCACAAACTTCTACTTCAGTTATATTACTTGAAGTTCCTTTTGATATATATTCGTACTCGGCAGCAGACTTTAATAAGTTAACAATAGCATCTAATGCCTCATTGCCACCTAAAACATCTCCTATCTCAGAAGGTCCAATACCTTGTAACTTACAGAATCTTTTTAAAGACCATGTGCAGAAACGTAATGGTATTACCTTACCATTAGTAAGATTCAACTCGTAAAATCCTCTCATATTTTGGTGTTTTTGGTGTTATTATGCGTTAGTAGCCTGAGTCAATTGTCCAAATCCTGTAAATGATACAGAGTATGTAGCTGGTGATTCCATATCAGCTGTAATATCTAAACTCTCTACAAATGCAGAACCAGACCAAACTAAGTCACCTACAATTGGTGTATTACCATTAACTGTTGTAAACTTAACAGTAACGGTTGCTCTACTGTTTAAAGCAGAGAAAATATCACCTACTACA